CTGGACATGGACAAAGACACCCATGCTGTTGTCACAAGGTAAGTTTAGTGATATCAACAGCATGGGTGTCTTTGTCCATGTCCAGAGCCCTGTAAACCCGGTGGGAGGCTCGGGCAGAGCCTGTTTATTCATATAGTTTCATAAGTTCCAAATCGTCCAGTATAAGCTGCTCAGCAAAGGAAGATTTACGGAAGTTCCTTTCAGCATATAGCTTAGCGGGTCCTTCATGAATGACATGTAAGCAGTCTGTACTGGCTCGAGTTGTGAATAATTTACATACGTGGTCAGTGTTCAGCGAGGCACCGCAGTCAAAACATCGGTTATAGCGTTTTGCTCTACGGCGGGCTGCACATTTCGACGTCCCGGTAAAGGGTTTATTCTGTTGGGATTTACGACCTAGTTTCCTACTTACGGAAGATAATATATATATATTAGTTCTAATATCGCTTGGGAGGTTGGGTTGAGCAAATTGTAGACAGGCTAAGAAGTTGAAGTCGTAAGGATGCATTTCTGGGTCAAGGATTTCTAAAATGTAAGCATGAGTGGTTTTGGTGCTTCATGAATCTGTTGTTGTGCTAGCAAGTCTGCGCGAGTGGATACCATGTTTGATGCTTTGCGTGACTCAATTATAGACATTTTGGCGTTCATGGAGTGACCTAAAATCTCATCTTGTGTTGGTTTGAAACGCATGCCACCAGGAGGGGCGGGAGAAGAGTCGCTAAGCACAGCGTTGAAGAAGTCAAACGCCGAAAATTTTGATTCTTCTTGGAACCCTTTACGCGACCAGTTTGAGGGGGGCTTATTCTGCTGTTTGCCCGTTACGTAGCATGTTTTGGCGTAGTATCCACAAAATTGTCTCAGCGTGCAGTAATCCTCAACTAAATCCTTGAGTTCGGCATGAGGCATGCCGCAGGGAGCGTCCGTGGTTAAAGTCGTAAACTTTGATGATCCATTGTGGTAGCAAGCCCAAGCAAGTGAAAATAGGTCTTTAGGTGTGGCGTTAATCCTCCTAGCTTGGAGGTTGCTGAGAATTTCTTTCACCGTCTCCTTGGTAGCGACAGAGTTAGATGTCACGTCACCAGCAATTGCGGCAAGGTCACTTTCACTGGGCATGATGTTGTCCTGAGCATTCAAGTCAGCTTGAGGTCTAGGCGGTGGATTTCTGTTTGGATTGCGTTGACTCTGACCGCTTGTCCCGTCTCCCTGCACTTGAGCGTTGAGTCCTTGGGCCGGATTTGTTCCTTGCGACCTGTCTCCCATCGTGTTTCTAAGTCTGTTTAAATTAATTCAACCCAAATCCAAACTTAACACAAACCATCATCCCTGATTTTATAAATGAAATTGGGACATTTGGAGTGTAGAAGTGCTAAGGAATCGCTAAGTGGCTGATTGAGCTTGTGAGGCGTTTTGATCTCCTCAGCGAGCAATAATGCACCGTCGTCTAGAAGCTCATACTTGACTGTGGTAGAATCAGAGGATAAAGTGTGTTTAGTGATCAAGCGCAAAGCAGTGCTTGATCGTCTGCCTCGGACATCCATGGGTATGTGCAAGCTAAGGCCATCAAACTCCACGTATCCGTAGGAGCGACATCGTGCAGTAGGGTGTTTTGCTTCAAAAGTTGGGAGAGTTGAATGATTTAAATGCGTGTCAGCGCCATCAGGTTTAGTTGTACTGCTGCTCGGCCGGGCCTGGTTGTTGGTAGGGGTGGCTATAAGCTTGACGTGTAATTCTTGGAGTCTCGTTCCTATGGAAGTTAAAGTTTCGGACAAGTGATGGTCGAGAGCGGGTGTGGCTTGGTCGTTGATTTTTGATTCGACTTCTGAAATCCTCTGCAAGATCAAGTCCAGTCTCCTGGAGTCGTTGCGGATCTCATTGAGTATGCCATTTTCGACGGCGTTCAATTTGCTAATGATCTGGTCAGCATCATGGCTAATATGAGTCAACCACTCTAAGCTATTCTTGTGCAACGCATGTAGCAACCCGTACAATTCGTCCAAAGGAAGGGAGGTAGTGGGCAAGTTGTACCTAGCTGGTGGTACGTGAGTTAGCAAGTTTCCCGTAGCGGTGAGTGCCGCATTCAAGTTTGTGAAAAATGTTCGGTCAGTGGGAACTTGCTCACGGTTGGCAATCTCTCTTAAGGAAACATGGTTTTGGTTCTGTGAAGTGCCTTCATTAGCCTTGGTTGTGATGGTTGATGTGACGGTGTCAAGAATTTCTTTGATGGGCTTGAGTTTGCTATCTAATGTCAGGTGGTTCGACTCTATGAGTGTGGCTTGTGCATTCTGAAGTGCCCCGGCGAGCTGATTCCTGAATGCGTTGATGTGATTAACGATATGGTCCCGTACCTCATACAGCTGCCAAGCTGTAGCGTATGTCATGTGCACTCCAGGCAAACGATTTAACTATATCGGGGACCTGTTCTAATGGACAATTGGACACTTGCACAGTCGAGCCCGTTATGGTTAGGATGCAACTAGGACTGGTGGGCAGAAGTAGACTCAGAGCAATGTATACAAATGCGGCGGCGAGTACCGCTACGGAAATGTATGACAAGAGTGAGTATGATTGCACTGAGTGCTGGCCAGAGGATGCTGGGTGGGGACGCTCCAGTGTGTGGCCCGTTGTAGTTCACAAGTTTGTTCCCGTCACGGTACTGTCCTCCGTAAGGTAAGCGATGTGTGTTATCCCCCACTGATGCGGAATGGTTAGTTCTAATGGTAAACACTATGAGAGCAGCCGCCGCGCCTACAGCTATTGCAAGGATTGATTTGCTATTATCCGGGGGAGGGGTAAAGCTCATTAGTTGTTAATTTAATGTTAGAGGTCTAGTCGTGGCGGTGTTTGGTCAGTGATAATGTTGAGGCACTCGTTTGCTCGTGTTGCCGCTATGAAGAAGGCTTCAGAATTCCCAGGCAGTTCGTTAGAATGGAAAATGAGGGTAACTTCTTTAAATTCTAGACCTTGCACCTCGGACGGTGTCTTTGATGGAACCCTATGTGTTCGTGTAAGTTGGCAAGAAATCGGTCCAAGGTGGATGACTACACCCTTCGGTCCCTTGCTGTTGTTTTGGAACACAGGTACAAACTTGAGATCGCCTTCCCTGTCCCCTTGAATGTCGTAGCCAAGTGAATTTAGGAACTCACAAACTGGACGTGGTACCCTATGAGAAAAGGTCTTAACGAAATGTGCGCGGTATGTGGAATGACCTTGGAACGGGTCACCGATGAGAACGTTGAAAGGTTCGAGATCAACCTTCGAGCCAAGTTGGTATTCGTCCAGAATTCGGGTTTCGGCCTCTTGAATGTCCAAAATGTTAGTGGGCCGTTGAATACCTGGGTGAGCAAGCGTTTTGCCGTATGGTATCCCTAAGGTGTAGGCTACAACAGATTGATGTGTAATCAACGTCTTAATGAGTGTAGATTTCCCACAGCCTGGCACTCCGTGGATAACGATAAGCTCCTCCAAGGGTACTGTAGTGCGTTGGAACCCGCAGTTCGTGAGTAGTTGTATAAGCAAAGAGGTTTTCATTTCAAACACATTAGGAAACATAACTAAACCATATGGATGCTTTAAAGTTGAGTAGAGTAAGTCTAAATGGAAGTTAGTACTAAACTAAGATAATGTCAACCTAGGTTGCTAAGTGTTAGTTAGAGCATAGCGATGTCTGGGAACATGTCGGTTAACAGCGTGCCTCCATAGTCCGTTTGATTTGCAGAGACATTTGATTCGGAAGTTTGTTGGTTGCTCGCTGTAGTCATGTCGTTACGGTCCGATTTGCTGGCGAATGCAAAGTGGTCGTCGATGATTTCAAGAGGTAAGATGACTCTGTCTGATTCGAAGGTAGACACCTTGGTTGCCCGGGGGTCTTGGATGAGTCTATCGGACGTCACATGGAACGTGGGCAGGTGTTCACCTGAACTGGGTGGTTGCATACCCTTCTTAATGAGAGTTCGGGTCACAAGCTGATGTTTAGCTAACTCATCCTCGTCAAATATGTCGTATAACTGGTCACCCAACCTGTAGGCGAAGAGATAGTCAATTGCGTAGCTTCGCTTAACTTCTTCTACCTTACCAAGACGAAGGGCGAGCTGCAGCGACTGATATAGTTGTATTGGAGATTTGACGATCCCATACTTGGTTAGCCTCCATCCGCAGAAGTCTGGTTTATTTGTGACTAATGGCTTGGCCTTCAGTGAGAAGAGCGGCTCAGAATACTTCCACCCGGGTCGTTCGTCACAAGCCTTGTCACGCACCAGGTCATCCCCTGCGTAACAAGCGTTCACCGACGGATCAAGTTGAAATCTGAGGGCGTCATAGGCTATGTTGCATTCAGTATTGGCATCAAATGTTGGCCCCTCCCCGCTCAGCCTCATGACGGCCAGATTTCCAAGGAACGTTTTGGCATGCGTCTTAACAAATGCGTAAAAGTCAACCACCTCGTCCGGCAATCCAAAGTGTCGAGCTTTCCTCAGCTCAAAGTTGAGGAATGCAGAGTCTTGCGACTGGTCGTACTGGGTGTAATCAGACGTGTAGTTAGGTCGAGAAAAATCCCACTTGGTGAGCACAAACGAATTAAACTGTTCTGGTGTCTTTTCGCACATCACAAAAACGTTGTCGGGCTGGTGTCCCTCCCTCTTTTTGCGTAGGTAGAGGGCCATGGTGGTGGTGAGCAAAACTGTCGATTGTTTGAAGGCAGATATGGTTTGTCCGGCCTTAAATTTGCATCCCACTTTCTCAAGCTTCTTAACCCATTGCGACTTGTTAAAAAGCGCGATAGCATTGTCAGGAAAATCAGGGTCTTGACGTTGTGCTCCTTGCTGAAGATTCGAGGTCGGTTTTGATAGATACGTGCGCAAGGCTAGCTGTCTACAGTGTGCCCATAATCTCTTATCAAAAGGTTGAGTCTCTCGAGGCACATTCATGAAGCTCGCGTAAGCCTCAAACAGCAAATCGCCTGCGTTGATTGTGTCTTTGAGAGCTTTACGATTTGTTTCGGGCGCAGCTAGCCTAATTCGTTCATTTATTGTGATTTTAAATAGTGCCTCATCCTTCGCTTGTTGGTGCGGGAACAATTGGATGGTGGGATCTTGTGTTTGCATGAGGTTAGTTTTCTCCTCACCACTCCATAATTCTCTGGTGTCTTTATCCTCCATAGCTTCTATCTTATCGTCTAGTTGTATTTTGTCATTAGCTACCGGGATGTGGGTTTTTGTAGGACCATCGCGCACTATTGGCTCTGGTGGTGCGTTGTCCCTGCCTGCTTGTTCATCTTCTCGCACTCCCGAGATTAAAGTTTTGAGATAGGGCGTAGAGTCTAGTTTGGCCAGAAAATCTTTATTGTTTGAGTGTGTATTCACAAATGTTATTGTTTCTGACGCTCTCGATAGGGCTGTGTATAATACTTCATCAGAGCACAAAGGGGTGTCTTTGTCCAGCACTATCGTCAGGTGTGGTAACGTGAGACCTTGGCAGCCGGCATATGTCATTGCTTGCCTGCCCAAATCTGTCAGCAATGATTGGCTTCGGAATGCTGGGACAAGAGTCATCGCGTTGGTGGGTATGAGAGTGGCATGTTTAATGGCGCCCCCAATTTCTCTTTCTGCGTGCACTTTAATGGGGTTGGCAAGTCTCCTGGGTTGTCGATGGGTGGCGTTGAGGTAGTAGTCACAATATCGCTTGAAATGGTCCGTGTTGGAACTCAAGAGAGCGATTTGTGAGTCTTTCTTGTCGTTGTGGAAGACCGACTGTCGTTGGTCGCCAGTCAGAATGACCATTTCAACATTGAACTTGATAGCTAAATACGCATCGACGTACCCCGCCGGAAGTTTTCCGTAATCGTCCATTATGACAATTGACTTCCCTTCCCGCTCACATGCTTTCTCAAATGTCATGATCCGCCGTGGGTCGACACTGGGTAATTTCTTCTTCCAGTCAACGGCAAGGTTGATAGTCGGCACGATAATGTTGACTTCATTGGTGTCCACTAACCCATTTCTCATCAGCTCCTGTAGAGCCCTGCTTTTCCCTGCCCCACCGGCTCCGTGAATGACGATGAGTCCGACATTCCTCTTCGCATTTTCGGCTAAAGCCACCCATGAAGTTAGTAGATCCCTGTCGAGTTTGGGCAGCACTAGGCCAGTAAGATTGTTTTTGACATCAGACATGAACGCTGTGGCTCGTTTTGCGTCCAATCTGTAGTTATAGCAATTTCTTTTAAGAGCTTGAGCCATGTCAAGGAATCTTGACTGTGCGGTGTTGACGATACCTTCGTGCAGGGGAAGAAATCTCGCCTGTCGGTTGTAAAACACGGGCGGAATTTGGAATTCACCATCATGTTGTGGTTTGTAGTTGGTGAAACCATGCATTTTGAGTATGTCAATTGTCTCGTCATCTAAGGGTTCGAGTGCTACGCCAGGTGTCGTTTCTGGCTTTGAGCTGCTCGTTTGAGCATCTTCAGAAGATTCACCGTCGTCATCATCCTCAGCTTTTGCGGTAGGCTCGGTCTCATCAGATTCCAGTGCCGCCTCTGGATTTTCTGTATCTAACTCACCTGGAACACTTTCAAGCTCTGGCAGATCGTCTTCGTCAGGTAGTAGATCATCCTGCAATTGCTGCGACTCCTGACATTCTGAGTCTGAGTCACTCTCATTATCACTTTGATCGCAGTCAGAGTCAGTGCAGTCTGTAAATTGCCCATCTACCATATTGTCATCGTTGCCCTCCTTCACTTGCTGGGGATGGTCTTGCGTCTCGTGTACGCTCTCAGGAGCTCTACCACCTACGTTTGTAAATTTCCCATTTGGTGCACGCTCAGCGCTACTATGGGCAGTGCTTTGTTGCTTTGGGTTAGGATTTTCCGATGATGGCTGATTCCTTTCTTCATTTGCTTGCTCATGGCGTTCGAACTCAGCTAAGAGGTCTAAGTCATCTGGGGAAGGACTGGGGTATCCTGTGATTGACGGTGTGGTGCCAGTTTCTTCATCTTTCTCCTCATCCTCGAACCACTGATGGCCACAGATGGCCCTCCTCACGGGCTTGGTCGTGAAGTATACTGGCCTTACGTCAGTCACTGTGAGTAACGCCGCATATGAAGACTTCCCCATCAAGTTTTGGAGAAATTCTCTCACACGAGCTCGTATTGACAGGCACATTTTCCCAAAGAGACTCTCCATCAATGGCGACTGGTAGTCGCTAGTTTGTTGCATGCCAGTTATGAAGAGCAGATAATTGGCTAATCGTATGAGATCTGCTGTGGAAAACCGAGAAAGCTCCTCAGTTGGGAGCACTTGGCGGATCTTGGCGAAGATGTCTCGTAGTGATACCGCCTTCACAGAGAAACAGTAGAGTTGAAGGCGTTTTATGAACACGTGGGAGTAAGCTTTTTGGACATTGGCCTCACTGGGGTAAAATATTTCCGGGAGTTTAACATAGTCTGATGCATGGAAGACCCACAGGGGTGGTAACGGCCATGACAATTGCGGTCGTCTTCGCTGTATCAGCACTATGTGGTGCGCCGCTTTAGTTTCAATTTTCTCTATGCTGAGATGGTTACCTTCCGTACCAATTTGCGCGGTGTTGAGCCATTTGAGGGTGCCATATGAGTGAATGTAGGCTCCGCCTCCATGACCCCCTGGCATGTAGGCGAAGTGTTTTTCGTAGTATTCTAGCTTGTAAATCTCAGGGAACAAGCTCGGGAGTTTATTGAGCGCCTCAATCGGTAACACAAGGGTACCGTACAATTTTTGCAGGCGCGGGTTTCTTTCAAATAGTGTCCACACTTGTTGTGATGACATGAAGTGTAGCGTATCAGATATGACAGCGCAAGGTGTGTCAACTACTGGGCAAGAGTGTGGGTTCGTCAATCCGAATCTAAGTACATCTTTGGGTTCATGGCAATAGTTTCTGAATACATCTGTGTTGGGCCCCCTTTTGAGTAGATGTAGTTTAGCTCGTTTGAGCTGTATGAGAGTGACGGAGTCTTTAGGTAAGTAGCGTCCTATAATGTCGAGACAATCATTCTCAATGATCTTGTCTGCTGCATGAGTGTGAGAGGTAGTGGCAAATGGTGATGTGGTGATCCCAATGCGCTCTAAAGTGAGTGCCTCAGTCTGTGTGACTGCGTAAGGGGCAATAGTCATTGCTTTCGTCGCCGCATGTTTAGCAGCGGAAAGACAATCCTGTGAATATGCTGCCCTTGCGTTGGGGTCAGAGATTTGGTCGAGCAATTTCTGCACCGTAGTCATAACTCAGTAACTAAGTGTTCAGGGCTTCGCTAAGTTTCCTTATCAAGTGTCGTTGAGTTTGGTTTTGTGCAGTTTAGTTTGTGGTTGTTTGAT